GATGCCGATCCTCATCCCGACCGCAGGCGAGATCCAGCGCATGGACCACAGGCAGCGGGCCGCCCTCGCCAAACGACTCCCCGCGACCCGCAAGGAACTCGCCGACGCTCTCGCGAGCCTCGCCCTCGACGGACTCGACCCATTCCCTACCAGGCGGGAAGTCAGGATCGCGAAGCAACGGGCAGCCGGATCAGCCGAAGCGGACCAGGCACGGGCAATCCTCGCCGCCACGCCAATCGACCCAGACACCGCCCAGCACGTCAACGACCTACTCGAGGCGATCCGGTGACTGACAACCGAGACTGCATCGCGACCCGTGGAACGACTCGACCCCGAGAGCCGGGTGGACTCGATCGGGGCCGGGCCGCGCCAACCGGGAGGATGACACCCTCAACGCTACCAGCAGGAGACACCACGTGACGCGAATGCGCACCGCCCTCATCATCACCACCATCCTCGCCCTCGCCCTGGTCCTCGCAGTCAGCTGCATCACGTGAGCCAATCGAGGAAGCATCGCGGGTATTCGACGCAGCGCATCGTCGCCGACTGGTTCACGACCAACGGCTGGCCGTACGCGGAACCAGTCGGAGCCGGCCGGATGGGCAGCGACATCACCGGGATGCCAGGAATCGACATCGAGGTCAAGGCGAGGCGCGGATTCGATCCGCTCGCCGCGATGCGGCAGCAAGCCGACCGGGCCGCACTCGGCGACCTCGCATTCGCCGTCCTCCGCATGGATGGGCAAGGCCCAGCCGTGATCGGTTCATGGCCCGTCATCATCCGGCTGGATACACTCACCGAACTCCTCCGAGCCGCCGACTACGGAGACCAACAGGAAACAGCAACCGGGAGCACTAATGAATGAGCACGTGCAATTGAACGGCGAATACTTGCACGCAGCGGTCGAGCTGCGGAACATCGCCCAGGAGAAGAAAGACCTCGCAAGCCGCGAAGCCGAATGCAAGCGCATCATCGAGGCATACCTCAACATCGGGGAGCGGGGCGTCACACCCGACGGGGAAGAGATCATCACCGTCCGCGCCGGGGCGAAACGGTTCGATGCTGGCCTAGCGGCGGAGAACCTGCCGAAGGAAGTCCTCGCCCAGATCACCACACTTCAGGTCGATGCGCAGCGGGCCAAGACGATCCTCGCCCCGGCACTCTACGACTTGTGCTGCGCGGAGAATCGCCCGTCGGTGATCGTCCTATGAGCGTCATCCTCTGCCGGGCCTGCCAACTACCCATGACGACCATAGGGGCCAGTCGGCTTCACGCGACCTGCGACATCAACCCCGACATCCTCGCAACCGAACTGTTCAGCATCATCGAGGAAGCGATCGCCCAGCAACCCCGCACACTCCAGACGTCCATCGGGCCGTCCGAGATCGGCAACCCCTGCGACCGCCGCATCGGCTACAAGCTCGCCGGCACCCAGCCAGTCAACGCGATCGGGGCCGTCAACTGGAAGGCGTTCGTCGGGACAGCGGTTCACGAGATGCTCGCCGACATCATGGCCCGGGCGGAGATCCGCAGCTTCACCGACGACCCCGAACTCACCGCCGCACGCTGGCACGTGGAGGAGAAAGTCAAGCCAGGACTCCGACTCAACGGTGACGACGTCGAAGGCTCCTGCGACCTGTTCGACGCAGCAACCGGGACCGTCTGGGACTGGAAGACCACCACCCGCAACAAGATCAGGGAGCAGTACCGGCCGCACGGCGTCGGAGAACAGTACGAAGTGCAGGCGCAGCTCTACGGCGCAGGCTGGGCGGCGCAAGGCTACGACGTCAGGACGGTCGGCGTGATCTTCCTCACCCGTGACGGAGAGTTCACCGACCGGCACGTGTGGCACGCCCCCTACGACCCGCAGCGGGCCGCCACCGCCCTCGAACGAGTCAGGGGGATCAGTAACGCGATCACCGGACTGGGGGCCGCCATGGCGATCCCGCTACTGTCGACGGCACCCGCATACTGCCGATTCTGCCCCTACTACCAGCAGAACGGCTCCAACGATTCCCGATCCTGCGCGGGAAACTTCACAGACAAGCAGGAACAACCAACACTCACACAACTGATCGGAGCATGACATGAGCGCAATCGCTGACGCACTAGCATCGGGCGGCACCTACCTCAAGTGGGAGCACCCCGGCACGACGTACACCGGCATCATCACCGACGTCACCATGAGGCAGGCTAGGAAGTACGAGTCGACCGACCTCGATGCGTGGGATGACGGAACCCCGAAGATGCAGGTCGTCCTCACGATCGCGACCGACTACCGGGACCAGTCACAGCAGGACGACGACGGCACCCGCATGATCTCCATCAACCTGTGGAGCGGGCAGAAGAAAGCACTCGTCGCCGCCTGTAAGGCGGCCGGGGTCGCGGAGCCGCAGGTCGGGCAGCGCTTTACCGCGACCCACGTCGCAGGGATCGGGAACGCGAAAGCACCCCGCGTGTTCGAGTACACCCTTCTCGCGGGTCCGACCGGGGTCGCAGCCGTCCTCGAAGTCCAGCCGACCGCAGCACCAGTAGCGGCCGCGTCGACACCGGTCGACACGGCGAAGGAACTCCTCGCCCTCGGCATGAGCACCCAGGAAGTCGCCGCAGCCTCCGGTCTCCCCGAGACCGTCGTCGCAGCACTCGCCAACCTCCCGGCACCCTTCTAAAGACCAGCGGGCGGCGGTTCGAGGAGGCCGGATAGCACTCCTCGGGCGGTCAACGTCGGGAAGGCCGCCGCCCGCTGCACCACCCACCAGCAACCGGGAGAAAGAGAATGCGACATGACAACCATCACCGAGATGCTCACAGATGAAGGACCAGGAGAAATCGCTGCCCAGATAGCGAGCCTCGGAGGATACGTCAAAACGAAGCCTTCTAAAGGCGGCCGGCGTCAATGGGTCATCCAATGCCCCCACCCAGCACACCCCGACCTCAACCCGTCCGCGACCCTCTCGGAAGCGATCGACGGCACCGCACTCATGTACTGCTTCGGCGGCAGCTGCAACAGCAAGCCCTCCGACATCTGGTTCCGCGAATCCACCCAACGGCTCCGCGACCGTCAGCAGTTCATCCCAGCCAAACCACGATCCAGCAGCTCGAGCAGCAGCGGCGGTATCGAGGTCGCCACCTACGTCTACTACGACACGGCCGGCAACGAATACCACAAGATCCGCTACGACCTCGGCGGCGGACACAAGCGGTTCCAATGGCGCACCATCAAAGGCGGCACATACATCGTCGGACTCCTCAACACCGCCCTCGAAGACCTCCTCCCCTACGGCAGCCAGCAACTCGCCGACAAGCCAGGGCAACCAGTCCTCTGGGTCGAAGGGGAGAAAGACGCCGACCGCGCCCACGAGCTAGGCCTTCTCGCCCTCTCCAGCGCAGGAGGAGCAGCCGGGCCACTGCCCGACCTCACGATGCTCACCGGCCGCGTCGTCAAGATCATCGCCGACCGCGACCCCGCAGGACTCCACCACGCCCAGCAAGTCCTCAAAACGATCAAGCCATACGCATCCGAATACTCACGCATCGTCGGCCCAGCACCCCGACAACGCGGCTCAGACCTATCCGACCACCTCGACGCCGGCCATTCGATCAACGACCTCGAAGAGAACCCCAACACCACCGACATCATCGAACCCCCAATAGACGACACCCCCGACACCAGCCCCTACGACCAGGCAGTCCAACGCCGATTCGCCGAACTCCGCATCCTCGAAGACGCCAAACTCCTCCTCGCCGCACACAAAGCCGGACAAGCCCACCCACTCGACGCCATCAACCTCACCGAGTTCCTCACACAACCAGACGAACAGGAGCAATACCGGATCACCGGACTCTGGCCAGCGCAAGGACGAGTCCTCCTCGCAGCAGCAGCCAAATCAGGCAAGACCACGACAGTCGTCGGGAACCTCCTCCCGAGCCTCGTCGACGGCCGACCATTCCTCGGCCAACACTCAAGCCATCCAGTCACCGGCCGAGTCATCTACCTCAACATGGAAGTCGGCGAACGCACCATCCGCAACTGGATGCGCCGCGCCGGCATCAACAACACCGATCAAGTAGCAGTCGTCAACCTCCGAGGCAAGGCATCCGCACTCACACTCAACACCGACCAAGGCCGGCAACGATTCGCGGCATTCCTCACAACCCACCAAGCCGAAGCCGTCATCCTCGACCCACTCGCCCCACTCCTCGCCACACTCGGCCTCGACGAGAACAGCAACACCGACGTCGCACTGTTCTTCTCCTGGTGGTCCGAAGTCCTCAACCTCGCCCAAGTAACCGACGACCTCGTCGTCCACCACACCGGACACGCCGGACAGCGATCACGCGGAGCCAGCCGGTTACTCGACGAACCAGACGCCATATGGACCCTCACCAAAGGACTAGGGACCGACCCAGACGACGACGAACTCCTCGGCTCCACCCAGCCACGATTCCTGTCCGCATACGGCCGCGACGTCGACAAGGCCGAAGAAGGACTCGACTACGACCCAGACACCGGACACCTCGCATTCAACGGACAGAACAGGTCACAGACGAAGACACAAGGCAAGGTCAACCACATCACCGACATACTCAAAGACCAGACACCGCGATCAACAAACCAGATCTGCCAGGCAGTCGGAGGCGACCGCAACAAGGCCTACGCGGCCGTCAAGAAGATGGTCGACGACGGGTCACTATTCCAGGTCGGGAACACCTCAAACGGTCACCCTCTGTACGTCCTGGACACCACGAAATGACCACGACAAGGGGTGTGTATTCCGGTGTGTATGGACCATACACACGTGTGTATGTATTCCCTATAGGGGAATACACCTACACACACCCCCCCGAATACACACCCAGCCAATACACACCCACCGAGCAGACATGACCAGCCAATGGATCAAATCCATGCTCATCGACAAGGGCGTCCTCTCCGAATCCGGACTCACCCGCAACGCCGGAATCCGAACCTGCCGAACCTGCCACCAACACTGCCTAGCCGGCATCGACATCAACGGACGCGACACCTGGCTCGACCCCCAACAACTCCACCCAGCCGGAGAACTCCAAGCACTCCTCGACTGCCGACGAACGTTCTCCCTCTACGCCGGAAAGCAGCTCGTCCCCCGAGACCACCACTGGATCAAGAGCTACCCAGCCGGACACAAGCAGCGACCAACATTCACGACCCACACCTGCGGCCAACCCATCCCCACCACCTGGACTTTGAAGGAGACACCATGACCCAGCACGTCACCGCCCTCGAAGCCGCCGACATCCTCGGCGTCAGCCTCAACCAAATCCGACAGTTGACTTTCCAACGTAAACTCGTCGTCACCGCGAAACGAGGACGCACCGTCCTGTACGACCTCGACACAATCAAGGCGTACCATCCAAACAAACACGAAGGAGACACCACATGCCCAGCATCGACGACGTCAGAGCCACAGCCGAACGAATCAGCGGCAACCCAACCTCAGGTGCTGTACGACTATTCATCGACGATCTGATCCACGCACTCGACGACGACACCCAGCCGGACAGCGACGCCATCCCCGTCACGGAACGCCGTGAGCAGCCGCGACTCCAGTAAGCCAAGACGCTTCCCGATCCCCTGCCTCGACTGCGGCCGGCTCCACACCCGTGCCGTCTACTGCGAAATACACGAACGACCAACCCTCTACCGAGGCAGATACCGGCAAGAAGCCGCACACATCCGAGCCACAGCCATCACCTGCCACCTCTGCGGCGCAGGAGCCGACGCAACAGACCCATGGACAGCCGACCACATAACACCAGGCGACCCCACCAGCCCACTCCAAGCCGCACACCGATCATGCAACTCACGACGAGGAGACAAATGACCACCACACGCGCACACGCGCAGCCAAAAACGGGGGGGCCGGTCCAAACCGCGACCCAAACGCCCGCTGCGACACCCCGCCAATTTCTTGCATATCATCGGTTTTTACTCATTTCGGGGTTGGGCGGTTCAAATGCCTAGGGTCGCGGTTCCGGTTGAGCGGAAACGCAAGCTCGGGAATCCGTCGAAGGAGCGTTTGCCGAAGCAGGTTTTTGTCGCTGAGCAGGTCGTGGGGATACCGGAGCCGCTCGCGGAGTTGGGTCCGGCTGGTCGTGCGACGTGGGATCGGTTGTGGACGTCGGGTGCGACGTGGATTTCTGGCCGGACGGATCTCGACTGGGTCCAGCTGCTGTGCGAGTGCGTCGATGAACGGGCGATGCTGCGGAAGCAGGTGTTCGACGGTAGCGACTGGCGTGATCGTGTCGGACTGCGGAATCTTGAGGCGGAGATCCGTGTCATGTATTCGATGCTCGGGTTCTCGCCGGTTGATCGGGCGAAGATGGGGGTCGGTGAGGTGCGGCCGAGTTCTGTCCTGGACGAGTTGCGGTTGAAGCGTGAGCGGCGGACGGGGCCGTCGGCGTGACGATCGCGGGCTGGCCTCCGTCGATCCTGACGCCGGTGACTGATGTGGAGCGGGCTGCTGGTGACGGGCTTGAGGTCGCGGAGTTCGTGGAGTCGTTGTGCGTGCAGGTGAAGGATTCGATCGGCGGCCGGGCGGGTAGTCCGTTGCTGCTGCGTCCGTGGCAGAAGATGCTCCTCGGTGACGTGTTCGCTCGGCGGGCGGATGGCCGGCGGAAGCATCGCACGGCGATCATCGGCATGGCGAGGAAGAACGGCAAGAGCGCACTGGGGTCGGGTATCGCACTTCATGCGCTCATGCTGGGGTCGAACGGTGGCGAGGTTTACAGCTGCGCTGCGGATCGTGACCAGGCGCGGATCGTGTTCGGTGATGCCAAGAAGATGATCGAGGCGTCGAAGGAACTGTCGGCGATGTGCAAGATCTACCGTGACGCGGTGGAGGTCGTCGCGACGGGCAGCGTGTACCGGGTCCTCTCCTCGGAGGCATACACGAAGGAAGGACTCTCGCCGACGTGCGTGATCTACGACGAGCTGCACTCCGCACCGAACGGGGACTTGTGGAACGTGATGACGCTCGCGCAGGCGGCGCGGGTTGATTCGATCACGATCGCGGTGACGACGGCCGGCGTCCGCACGGATGTCACCGGCAGCGACTCAACGGCATACCGCCAGTTCTTGTATGGGCAGAAGGTCGCGACGGGCGAGATCGTCGACCCGTCGTTCTTCATGGCGTGGTGGAAGGGCGAGGATACGGCGGATCACCGCGATCCGGCGTCGTGGCT